GTGCAGTATAGTTATCACCCACTGTTGACTGTATGGTAGAAATAACAGCATTAACATTGACTCCGCCAGACACTGGTTGAGTAAAGTCTGTGACATTTGGTAGCCCATTGGGATTTGATCCTGTTCCTGTGGCTGATGAAATTGCACTGCCCAAGGATGTCACCAATGATGCAATACTAGATTGTCCGTTTAACTTTGTTGCATCTGGAATTGTAATACTTCTCAACATCTTTGCAGCATCTGCAGGCAATTTAAAAGATGCACCCATGTCTGCAAATTTTTGCCCCATGGTTTTTAATCCAGCAACAAGTCCGGTACGCTTGGATGCTGGCACCAGTTTAACAATATCAGTCAAGTCCAATAGACTAGTCAACGGCATCGCTGGAGTTATTGATAATTGTGTAGTTACTTCTTTGATAATTGCTGGATCAGTGATGGATAATAATGTTCGATCAACTGTGTCGGTATAAACAGGGTCGGCCAAATTAGTAAGGTCTACATTGTTAGCAATTAACGCAGCATTGATTCCTGTGACCCGGCCCAATTTTACTTGATTTAATTTATTAACCACCCCTACTGATGTTCCAAAGGTTTTTATGTCTGTTAGATCATAGATTGGTCCTACTATTTCCATTACATTTGCTGCAGATGATAAATTACCAAACACAACATCTAGGCCTTGGGTAGTTAGACTACCCACACTGGTAATACCACTGCCATATTCGTCAAATGATGTATTGCCAAGAAATCCCGACGATGAGCTAATAGCACCGGAAGTTGATAAATGACCAACCACCTGTTGCAGTATGATTCCAAATTTAGTTGGATTTCCTTGCCAGATATTACCACTCATCGAGGTTAATCTATATGCTGCTTCAGAACACACATTGGCAAAAGTCAACGTAGCAAAAGTATTGGCAGGGCTTGCCCGTAAGGCACTTGCTTTGCTAATCAATGTTGCAGCGGCTGTGCCAATTGTTGGATGTACCTGCAGAGCTGTACCTTGTTGCAGTCCTGCAATGATGGTCAACACTGAGGGTGAAAGATCAGACATTTTAAGTTATAATTCCACCAGCAGTCACTGGCTCAATACCTGTGGTTGTTTTAATATAATGATTTTCTACGTCTTTGACCGTGGGCGAATGAATCATTACATGTTGTTTATCCAACACTACTGTATTGTTTAGGTCAGCAGTGAACAATGCTTGTATTAATCCCAAACCCTGTTGACTTGGCATCACCGTACAAGGTTTGGCAATTACAAAACCAGTTGTATTTTCTTCAACTATCTTGGCCACAATCTCGTCGCCGTTTACCAACTTAAAACTTACAATTTGATCTTTACTATATGATTTATGTGCTAACATTTAATGCTCCTATGCGTTGTTGAATTTGATCTGGTACCATTTTACTTAGCCCCTGAAACCCGCCGTCTACAAATAACTGTTGATTGTAGTAAATTTGCGGCACTGTACGATGGCCTTGACTGACTATCCATTCTCTTGCTGTTGTATCCATGTCCACTCTGACTTCGTCAAATTCAAATCCATTGATCTTTAGATAATGTTTTGCTTGATCGCAAAATGGACAATTGGCTTTACTATATACCGTTAACATATTATAACCCCGGCAATTCGCTATAATCAAGTTCATTGGACATTACTCCAATGACATAATTGGTTGACTCCGACTCTTGCAGGGCTGTTTGTTTAGAAGAACTGTTAGAATGTTTGTTAAACCAAGGTATAGGAGTGGTCTTGGGAGCAGACTCTTGATATTTAATACCAATTTGTTTTAGTGCATCTACCGCAGTATAATCAACAAAATCCTTTAAAATATTTGCATTTAATCCAATGACCGGTCCCATTTTGAATAGGTAATCAGCCCAATCTTTTTCTTCACGTATAACGTCCAGGTACATGGCATATACTTCTGATTCACATTCTGCTTTGATGTCTGCAAAGCGTGGATCTTCTTTGACCACTTGATTGATCAAGAACGCTGTCCACTCTTTGTGTAACAATTCGTCTTGCAGGATTAAACTGATAATGTTGCCATTACCAATGAAGATCTTATTCTCTACCATGGCCAGGCTTGTGGCAAAACTTACCATAAAGCGGAATGCTTCTAGGCCATAACTAGCATGCAATGCCAACCAGATGGCCTTGATATGATCTCTTTCGTCTACCTTATTGCCCATTTCTTTACGACAGTTAATTTGATGTAACTTATCATAATAGTTGCCAATGTTACTGGCCATGCCTACAATTTCTTTTGTGTCGTGAATAGTATTGAATACATCTTTGGGCACATTATAGATGTTACGAATGATGTGACTGTAGCTCTTACTGTGAATATTGGTTTCAAAGAAACTCCAGTTACTAATAAGTGCTTCTAGTTCTGGCAAACTCACAACCGGTCCAAACACTTGATTTGGTGCGCGACCTTGTAGACTATCTAATGCTGTTTGACGTAGCAGGTTACTGGTAAAAATATGTTTAACAGCATCGCTGGCGTTTTTGAAATCTTGTGAATCTTTAGTTAGGCTAACTTCTTCTGGTTGCCAAAAGAATCCTCTGGCTGTGTTTTCAAAATTAGCAATCTTGTTATATTTGACTTCTTCAAAGCGTTGAATAGTCACAGGACCCGCAGGGTCAAGGAACATCTTGCGATGTAGATAATCTGTTTTAGTACTTAGGTTGTATTGTTCTTTTGACATTTTATTATTCCTATAATTTACAAGATTCGCATTCTTCTTCGTTGTATTCTTCTACCAATACTGCTGGTGTTTGTTCAGGTATATCTTCAGCGGCTGCCTTGGCGCCTTTTTTATTAATCAATGAGTAGTAAAAAGTTTTTCCACCCCAATATAAAAAGTTCATTAGGTTTTTAGCAATTAATGTGGTCGGCACTTTACGATCGGCCCAATGTGCTGGGTTGTAGAAGGTATTAGTACTGATACTTTGATCCACATAGGCCTGGATAACAGCCGCAGTTTTTAAGTAAGCTGCACAGTCAGTTTGTTCCCACATGAGTTGATATTTATTCTTTAACTTGTGATATTCCGGAACAACCTGTATAAAACTACCTGCTTTAGATTCTTTAACTGAAATCAGGCTCATTGGCATTTCAATTCCATTGGTTGAATTAATTACAACACTGGAACTCTCAACCGGTGCCACAGCCATTAGGGTAGCATTGCGTACACCGTAACTGAGCATGTCGCTGCGCAATTGTTCCCAATCTAATTCTGGCGTAAAGTCAGCTAACTCATTGACACCTCGAGCACGCAATTCCCAAGGAAAAATACCTTGTCCGTAGCGTGTTTTAGCCGAATCCTTACATGCACCGCGTTCTCGAGCAAGTTCAACTGTGGCTTCTGTCAAGTAAAATGCCTGATGTTCCATCCAACTTTTGACTTCTTGCAAGGCATCTTTATCACCATATTTGTAACTACGTTTTGCATGCCAGTAAGCCAAGTTAGTGATACCAATGCCCATTGGTGATATTTCGTCGTTGCTCAACTTGCTCTGTATGCTTAAGAAATCTTGATAGTCCAAGATATTACACAAGCTGCGTTGTAGGATGCGACAGGCACGTCGCATGTCCTCTGGATTGCGGAAAGCACCCCAATTTATACTACCTAGTGTACACAGGGCAATGCGACCATTAGCGTCATCTAAGCGTTTGAAACTCTTAGTGGGTAGTAAAATCTCGCAACACAGATTACTTTGATAAATTGTATGGTACTCAGGGTCAAATGGTCCTTGTTTCATGACATTGTCAATGAACACAAGATATATACGACCTGTATCTGTGCGTTCTTTTAATATGCCGCCTTTGAATACTTCCTCAGCTGACATTACTTTCTTACGCAGGTCACGACGCTTTTCGTATTTGACATACAGCTCTTCAAACAATTCAGTGTTTTGGTAGAAAGCTTCGTACAAGTCAGGCACTTCGTTTGGATCAAAGAATGTAATCATTTCTTTGTTCTTAAATCTGCGCCAGAAGAAGCTGGATAACACCACACCGTAGTCCATGTGACGAACACGGGTTTCTTCTGTGCCTTGATTGTTTTTCAACACAATTAAATCATCAAACTGATGATGCCATATGGGATAAAACACAGTGGCTGATGCGTTACGAATACCACCTTGTGAACAACTACGCAAGTCGCCAAACCATTTCTTTAAGAAAGGAATCATACCAGTGTGCATGATTTCGCCGCCACGAATAGGACTGCCTAAACTACGCAGACGCCCAATCTCTAGACCAATGCCAGCACGTTTGCTGGCATACTTGGCCATCATTTCTCCACTAGCAAATATGCTATCCAAATCATCGTCACTGCGAATAAGCACGCAACTACTGAACTGTTTTGTTGGAGTGCCAAGACCAGCAAGCACAGGAGTAGCAAGAGTGAACAAACCATCACTAGCCGCATTGTAATATTCCTTGATAAATTTTAATCTTTGTTGTGGGTTTTCCATGTGAAATACAGTTGCGGCTGCAACTATATAACGAATTTGTGGAGTTTCGTAGATTTGTTTGGTACTGCGGTTACGCACAAGATATTTTTCAATCAACTGTTCAATTGCGGCATAACTGTATTCTTCATCTTTGACATGGTCAATGA